GTACAAACTCTATGATTCAAAGTATCAAGACCAGGATATTGGAATAACAATTCCACCAGCAATAAGACAAAGATATAGAGCAGTCTTAGGTTGGTGCTCAAAAGCAGTAGATTCATTAGCTGATAGACTTGTCTTTAAAGAATTTCAAAATGATAATTTTAGTCTTAATGAAATCTTTAACTTAAACAACCCAGACGTGTTCTTTGATTCTGCAATATTATCTGCACTAATAGGATCTTGCTGTTTCGTTTACATTTCAAAAGAAAATGGAAAAGCAAGATTACAAATAATCGAAGGATCCAACGCAACGGGAGAAATAGATCCAATTACTGGACTACTTAAAGAGGGTTATGCGGTCTTAGACAGAGACAAAAACGGTAAAGCAATCCTAGAAGCTTACTTCCTGCCAGATAGAACAATAATTTATGCAGATGACAAAGTAGTAAATGTAATTGAAAACCCTGCAAATGTCCCTGCACTTGTGCCAATTATTCATAGACCAGATGCAGTAAGACCTTTTGGTCGAAGTAGAATAACAAGACCTGCAATTTATTTTCAACAACACGCAAAGAGAACACTTGAAAGGGCAGATATCACAGCAGAGTTTTATTCATTCCCTCAAAAGTACATTGTGGGTTTATCTCAAGATGCAGAGCCGATGGAAAAATGGAAGGCAACAATATCAAGTTTCTTGCAATTTACAAAAGATGCTGATGGAGATAGTCCAAAACTGGGACAATTCACACAGCCATCAATGAGTCCATTCACGGAGCAATTAAGAACACTTGCATCTGGTTTTGCTGGAGAAACAGGATTGACACTTGACGACTTAGGATTTGTAACTGATAATCCTTCATCTGCAGAAGCCATAAAGGCAAGTCATGAAACTTTAAGAATCGCCGCAAGAAAAGCACAGAGATGTTTTGGTAGTGGATTCTTAAATGTTGGTTATGTAGCAAGATGCATTGAAGATGATTATCCATATTTAAGAAATCAATTTTATTTAACTAAGCCAAAGTGGTATCCGGTTTTTGAACCAGATGTTGCAACACTATCAGGCATTGGAGATGCGGCAATTAAAATTAATCAAGCAATTCCAGAATACTTTGACAAAGACAGTCTTTCTGAATTAACGGGGATAAACCATGAATAAAGACATAGTTCCTGAACTTTTAGAGAAGATTCAAAAGGAATTTAAAAATAAAACTGCTAAAAGTGAAATAATAAAAAAGAAAATCGCAGCTTTAAATAATAGCAAAGCCACACACCTTGATTCAAATGAGTTTGCGGTTGAAATTGGAAATATATTAGCTGATGTTTTTAAAAATGAGATCACAGAGGATGTACTTCCTGACAATAAAATGTATTACAACATAGCAAAAAGACTTATAGAACCAAGCATGAAGAACAACTTTGATATAGTCAGCGATTATTCAAAAGAGGTTCAAGAGGTTTTAAACAAAGAGTCTAATATCTCATTGAAAGCAATTAAACCAGAATTAAATCAAGATAGAATTGATGGAATAGTCAACAAAATAAGTGAATATGATGACTTTAAAGAGGGTAAATGGTTACTAGAAGAACCAATGAAAAACTTTACACAAAGTGTAGTAGATGACACAATTAAATCAAACGCTGATTTTCAATATAAGTCAGGGTTAACTCCTAAGATAGTGAGAAAAGAAGTCGGAAGTTGTTGTGACTGGTGTAAAGAAGTTGTTGGTGTTTATGAATATCCTGATGTTCCAAAAGATGTTTATAGAAGACATCAAAGATGCAAATGCACGGTTGACTATTTACCTGGAAATGGTAAAAAACAAGATGTGCATACCAAGAAATGGACTGATACTGATAAGAATGATGACATTCAAAAAAGAATTAAGTCCAGCGAAAATATAAGAGAAAGTAATAAGCTTGTTAAAATGTGTTTTAGAGAAAACATAGAATATAATGCAGTTAAGTTAAGCAAAACAAAAAATACCGAAGAAGAGATTATAAAAAGAGTTGCTGGTGGAGATGAGACAGATGGTTCTTGTTCATCTTTAGCTTTTGCTTATATAGGAAATAAAGCAGGCTTTGATGTTTTAGATTTTAGAGGTGGTAAGAGTTGCGATATATTTGCAAATTTTAAAAATATCGAAGAGATTTCAAACTTAAATGGAGTTAAGAGTTATGTAGAAAAGCATACAAATGATTTGAAAGCTGTGAAAAAATTGTTTTCGCGCGTTGAATCAGGAAAAGAATATTATTTAGCAACAGGAGAACACGCTGCAATTATACGAAAGACTGAAAAAGGTTATGAATATTTAGAATTACAATCGCCTGAAACAAAAGGGCATACGCTTAATGGGTTTACAGAACTGAATGACAGAGAGTTAATCAGTCGTTTTAAATGTAAGAAAAGCCATTCTTTAAAATACATTGGGAAAATAGAAGCTAATAGTATTTTAATTGATACCGAAAGTTTATATGATAACACTGAATTTCAATCCTTATTATGTTTTATAAATACAGAAAAGAAGTCTCAAATGAAAGGAAGTAAAGGACATGTCAGGTAATAATAAAGAAGATGTTTTTTACGAAGATGAAAACTATATTTATGCTGATTGTAATATAGATGGATATGAAGATTTTTATAAAGATAAGGAAAACAAAGATAATAAAATATGGTGGACTAGTAAAATTGATACCATTGGAGAGCTTAATATAAGTTTTGATAGAAAAAAAATCTACAACTTGTTTAAAGATTATCCATACAACATGACCGAAGAAGAAATTGAAATATTTGAAAAAGAAGAGCCTTATTGGGCAAACTTTTTTGCATGGAGAAAACAAAAATAAATTATTAAAGCACATTGACAAAGATGTTAGATGTGCTTTTTTAATGGAAATAATCGTGAGTTAATCGTGTAAAAATCACACGCAAATTCACACGATTAAATTTATATAAAAGGAGTTTGATATTTTGAAAAAATATGGAAGTCAAACTCCCACCAAGTCGGTAATTTTAGATTATAAGAAATCGCTAGGGAATGAGGCAGTAGAGCTTTATAAAAAAACTGGAAGAAGTCCCTTTCCTTGGCAAGAAATAATGGTAAATGATTTATTTGCCCTTAATGATGAGGACCTATGGACTCACTCCAAGTTTGGATATGCAGTCCCAAGAAGAAATGGTAAAACTGAAGTAGTTTATATGGCTGAACTTTGGGGACTATTTCATGGGCTAAATATTTTGCACACAGCCCATAGGATTTCAACTTCTCACTCATCTTTTGAGAAGATGAAAAAGTACCTTGAGGATATGGGACTTGTAGATAAAGAAAACTTTTCATCAATCAAGGCAAAGGGTCAAGAGAGAATTGAACTCACTGAATATGGTGGTGTAATACAATTCAGAACAAGGACATCTACTGGTGGTCTTGGTGAAGGCTTTGACATGCTAATTATTGACGAAGCTCAAGAGTACACAGACGATCAAGAGTCGGCTCTTAAATATACAGTCACAGACTCTGACAATCCTATGACTATAATGTGTGGAACTCCACCAACAATGGTTTCAGGGGGAACTGTATTTACAAAATATCGTGAGTCCATCCTATCTGGTGGAAGAAAACACAATGGTTGGTCTGAATGGTCTGTAGAAGACATGAGTGATATCCATGATAAAGATCTTTGGTATCTCACAAATCCATCATTAGGATACAAACTTACAGAAAGAGCAATTGAAGAAGAAATCGGTCCAGATGAAACAGATTTTAACATCCAGAGGCTCGGTCTATGGTTAAGATACAATCAGAAATCTGCAATCTCTGAATATGAGTGGGAAGCTTTAAAAGTTAAGAAGTTACCTACTCTTAAAGGAAAACTTTATGCAGGAATAAAATTTGGCAGAGATGGAACTAACGTAGCTTTATCAATTGCAGTTAAAACTCTTTCAAATAGAATTTTTATTGAATCCATAGACTGTCAAAACATTAGAAATGGCGACTACTGGATAATTAATTTTCTTAAAAATATTGATTTAGAAAGAATTGTAATTGACGGTGCATCAAGGCAAGAGATCTTATCAAAAGAATTAAAAGAAGAAGGGCTTGGAAATGTAATCTTACCGACTGTAAAAGAAATAATAATTGCAAATTCGATGTGGGAAGAAGCCATTTATTCAAAAACCTTGTGCCACATGGACCAACCATCACTTACTCAAGTAGTTACCAATTGCGACAAAAGACCAATTGGAACAAGCGGTGGTTTTGGTTATAAAAGTCAGTTTGAAGACATGGACATAGTCCTTATGGATAGTGCTTTGTTGGCACACTGGATTTGCAAAGAAGGAAAAACACAAATAAAACAAAAAATAAGTTATTAATTAGCAGCTCAATAGAGTTGCTTTTTTAATATAAAAATTACCAGACATGGGAAAATGGGAGGATATAATGACAGAATTTAAAGTAATAGAAACACAAGAACAGTTAGACAAAATAATAGCCGAAAGACTTAAGAGAGAAAGATCTAAGGTTGAAGATGAGTACAAAGAAAAAATAAAAACTTATGAAACTCAAATTCAAGAACTCAAATCTGAAAATGTACAGGCAAAGGCAAACCTTGAAAAAGCATCTGAAAAGGATTCAGAGATTGAAAAGTTACAAGGACAAATCAAAGGATATGAAAGATCAGAATTGCAAAGAAAAATTGCACTAGAAAATAAAATTCCTTATAACTTAGCCGGCAGAATCCAAGGTGAAACTGGAGAAGAGATGTTAGAAGATGCAAAGAGTCTTTCAAAGTATTTTGAAAAGAAAGAAGTTGTGCCACCACTTAAAAATCCAGAAATAAACAAGGGTCAAAGTGGAGCATATAAAGAATTACTTCAAGGTTTAAACTTTGAGGATTAAGAAAAGGAGATATTAAAATGGCAGAAGTATTATCAAAAGCAAATTTATTTAATGAACAGTTAGTAAAAGATTTATTCAATAAGGTTAAGGGAAAATCATCTATTGCAGCACTTTCAAGTGAAGAGCCAGTCCCATTTAACGGAACAGAGCAATTCACTTTTTCAATGGATTCTGAAATTGATATCGTCGCTGAAAATGGGAAAAAATCACATGGTGGAGTTACACTAGAGCCAGTTACAATCGTGCCTTTAAAGGTTGAATATGGCGCAAGAGTTTCTGATGAGTTTATGTTTGCATCTGAAGAAGTACAAATTGATATGCTAAAAGCTTTCAACGAAGGTTTTGCAAAGAAGTTAGCTAAAGGTCTTGACCTTATGGCAATTCATGGAATTAATCCACGTTCAAATACTGCATCAGATATTATAGGGAATAACTGCTTTGAAAAGAAGGTTACTCAATCTGTTACTTATACTGAAGCAGATCCAGACACAAATGTTGAAGCTGCAGTTGGTATGGTTCAAGGTGCAGACGGAGAAGTAAATGGTCTTGCAATGGCACCTGCATTTGCAACAGCGCTTGCAAAATTAAAGGTTAATGGTGTTAAACAATTTCCTGAATTAGCTTGGGGTTCAAGTCCAGAATTTGTTAATGGTTTAAGAGCAGATGTTAATTCTACTATTGCTAATGGTGGAAAAAACAGAGCTATTGTTGGGGACTTTGCTAACGCTTTTAAGTGGGGTTATGCAAAACAAATCCCACTAGAAATTATCCAATACGGGGATCCAGACGGAAGCGGCAAAGATCTAAAGAACTACAATCAAATCTACATCAGATGTGAAGCATACCTTGGTTGGGGAATCTTAATGCCAGAATCTTTTGCAGTAGTTAAGGAAGCATGATGAGATGAGATACTTTAATAAAAAGACTGGGGCTATCCTGGATAGTCCCTCAAAAATTTATGGTGGTCAATGGATTGAGTATGACAAAAAAGATGATGTCCAAGAATCACCTAAAGAAAAGGTAGAAGTTAAAAAATCCGTTGAAGAAAGCTCAACAGACCTAACAAAAGAAGAAATCATGAACGAGTTAGATGCGCTTGGAATTGACTATGACAAGAAAGCAAAGAAAGAAGATTTAATTAAATTAATGATGGGTGAGTAATATGTCTTACACTACAGTTGATGATGTAATAAAGCTTTTTAGAAATCTCACAAATGAAGAAGCTGAAAGAGCAGCTGAACTTATCCCAGTTATTGAATCATCTATAAGGATTGAAGCAGATAATGTTGGCAAAGACTTAGAAGAACTTTTAAAAGATGAAAATTATAAGAATGTCTTTAAGTCAGTTGTAGTAGATGTTGTTGGAAGGACTTTGATGACATCTACTAACCAAGAGCCAATGACACAGTCTTCAGAATCTGCTTTAGGTTATTCTTGGTCTGGGACTTTTCTTGTGCCAGGTGGTGGGCTTTTCATTAAAAGGTCTGAACTTGCAAAGCTTGGACTAAGGAAACAAAGATATGGAGTGATTGATTTTTATGACGAGAATCAAGGGAATAACAGTTACTTTAATAGATAGGGTGGAAGTTGAAAGAGATCCTTTCGGTCATCCAGTCTATGAAGAAAAAGAAATCAAAGTCAACAATGTTTTAGTTGCTCCTACAAATTCAGATGACATTATAAATTCAATGGAACTTGAAGGGAAAAAAGCGGTCTATGTCCTTGGTATACCAAAGGGAGATAATCACAACTGGGAAAACAGAGAAGTAAAATTCTTTGGTCAGAAATTTAAAACTTTTGGTAAAGTCACACAAGGAATTGAGGATTTAATTCCTCTTGACTGGAATAAGAAAGTGCAGGTTGAAGTTTATGAGTAATTTTAAATTTACGCTTAACCGTGCTGGAGTAAGAGAACTTCTTCAAAGTGGAGAGATGCAAGGAATTGTAGAAGAAAAGGCTAGTGGTGTACTAGGTAGAGCTGGAGCTGGATTTTCTATGAATTCAAGGGTTGGTAAAACCAGAGTAAATGCTATGGTTTACCCTGAAACTAAAGAAGCTTACTTTAGAAACTTACACGGAAATATTTTATTAAAGGCTTTAAAATGATTGAATTAATAATTAAAAATCACTTAGAAAAAACTTTAAAAGTTCCAGTATATTTAGAAAAAGAAGAAAACATGCCATATTCTTATGTGATCTTTGAAAAGACTTCAGGGGGACAAAAGAATCAAATTAATTCTGCAAGCTTTGCATTTCAGTCTTACGCAAAATCAATGTATGAAGCGGCAAAACTAAATGAAGAATTAAAGGCGGCAGTCTTTAAACTACAGTGGAGCAAAGAGGTTGGTGGAGTCAGACTAAACTCTGACTATAATTTTACGGACACAACAAGTAAAAAGTACAGATATCAAGCAGTATTTGATATCACATATTGAATTGAGAAAGGAAGATAAATATGGCAGAAACAAAAAATGTAAGTTTTGGTAAACCTAAAATTGGTGGAGCAATTTATGTCGCAGAGGTGGGAACAGCTTTACCTACAGATGCAACAACAAAGCTAGATGATGCTTTTAAATCACTTGGCTATGTTTCAGATGATGGTCTTAAGAATGCCAACTCACCTGATTCTGACAAGATTAAGGCTTGGGGTGGAGATACAGTACTTGTTGTTTCAAAAGAAAAAGAAGATACGTTTAAATTCACTTTAATTGAGTCTATAAATGTGGATGTTTTAAAGACAGTTTATGGCAAAGATAATGTGACTGGGGACCTTGAAACTGGAATAACAGTTAAGGCAAATGCTAAAGAATTGCCTCCATTCTCTTATGTCATAGACATGATTCTAAAAGGTAACATTTTAAAAAGAGTGGTGATTGCAATTGGTGAAATTTCAGAAATAGGTGATATTGAATATACTGACGTTGACGCAATTGGTTTTGAACTAACAGTCGATGGTTTACCTGATAAAGATGGTAACACTCATTATGAATACATCAAGAAAGGTCAATAAAAATGGCAAGTAAGAAGAAAAAGACAAGCACGGGGTTTATTTATTCAATAAATGAAAATGTGCTGAACAACTTTGAACTTTTAGAACTATTTGCAGAAGTGGACGAAAATCCACTTCTTTTACCTAAAGTTTTGACAATGATTTTAGGCAAAGATGGAAAGCAAGCACTATATGACCATGTAAGATTAGAGGATGGGACAGTGCCTGCAGATAAAATCTCAAATGAATTGTTAGAAATAATCAACGGAAATAGTGAAGTAAAAAACTCATAATCCTTGCTGGAATGTATGAACTAGACAAAGAAGCTTTAATTTGTGACCTAGCAGAAACTTATGGTATTTATGAATTTGAGGAATTACCTCTAAGAAAAATTGCTATTTTTGCTAAAGGACTAAGGGAAAACTCAAGAATCAGAATGAAAATGTCGCAAAGTAAGTTTAATGTTAAAGAATCTTTGCTTGCAGGCATCTTGGATAGGTTAACCTTAATTTTGTATTCAAAGACAAAGGATGCAGAAAAAGGGAAGAATTATCCAAAATTACTACTAGATGAAGCAGAGAAAAAAGAAGATTTACAAGGTTTTACTTCTAGTGAGGATTTTGAAAAAATGAGAGAAAGGATAATCAAAGGAGGTGTAAATTAATGGCAACGGAATTAGGAAAAGCCTATGTACAGATAATTCCATCCGCTCAAGGCATTGGTGGAAAAATATCAAGTCTTTTAAAAGGAGAATCTCAATCTGCAGGTACAACTGCTGGTGGCATAATTGGGTCAGGTTTAGTTAAAAAATTAAAAACAGTAATAGCTGCAGCGGGGATTGGAAAAGCAATATCGGCATCAATATCTGAAGGTGCAAAGCTCCAACAATCTATTGGTGGGGTTGAAACACTTTTTAAAGAATCTGCAGGCAGAGTTAGAGAATATGCTAGTCAAGCTTACAAGACATCTGGTGTATCAGCTAACGAATATATGGAAGGTGTTACATCCTTTGCCGCATCTCTTTTACAATCAACAGCTGGCAACACTAGAAAAGCCGCCGATGTTTCTAACATGGCTTTCATGGATATGTCTGATAATGCAAATAAGATGGGTACTCACATGGGTGACATCCAAAATGCTTATCAAGGATTTGCTAAGCAGAATTACACAATGCTGGACAACCTAAAACTAGGTTATGGCGGCACTAAGTCAGAAATGCAAAGACTTCTTGCGGATGCTCAAAAGTTAACCGGTGTAAAATACGATATAAATAATCTATCTGATGTTTACCAAGCTATTCACGCAGTTCAAGGGGAACTTGGCATAACTGGTACAACTGCAAAAGAAGCAGCTACAACTATCAGTGGATCTGCTGGGCAAATGAAATCAGCTTTTAAAGATGCACTAGGAAGTATTGCAATTGGAGAAAATGTACAGCAGTCATTTGCAAACTTGGCGACAACTGTCAAGACATTTGTTTTTGATAATTTGATTCCCATGGTAATGGAAATCTTTAAAAACATTCCTGCAGGCTTGGCATCTTTTGCTACAACTATGGGACCTATGCTTATGCAAGAAGGCACAAAATTAATTGACAGTTTAAGCCAAGGATTTACTACTGGATTTCCAAAACTAATTACAAAAGCTGGAGAGATTATAACTAATTTAATCACTGGGTTTACACAAAATGCCCCCAAGCTTATTCAAAGTGGGGTAAAACTAATTAAAAACCTTATGAAAGGTTTAATTGATAATATACCACTAATTCTGGAAAAAGCGGGAGAAATTATCCTTAAACTTGTTGAAGCCATTATAACAGTGGCACCTCAACTTTTAAGTGCAGGCATTGAACTTGCGACAAATTTATCTAAGGGCTTGTGGGAAAAAATGCCTGAAATGCTTGCTAAACTTGGTGAATTTTTAGTGAATCTTGTAAAGCTTATAATTGAAAAAGCCCCAGAATTTCTTGCCAAGGGTAAGGAATTAATGGAAAAAATGAAAGAGGGATTTTTACAAGTAAAGGATGCTGCCAAAGAAGCGATGGTTACAATAATTACTGCAATTATTGATTTTATTAAAAGCAAAGCTAGTGACTTTTTAGAAAAAGGTAAAGAGCTTATAGACAAAGTTAAAGAAGGTTTTAACGCTAAGAAAGAAGCAGTAAAACAAGCTATTACAAACATAATTACAGCGGTAATCACTTTCATAAAGTCCAAAGCAAGCGAATTTTTAAATAAAGGAAAGGAACTTATTGGTAAAGTCAAAGACGGATTTATCCAAAAGAAAAATGAAGTAGTCAATGCGGGAAAACAAATTATTGAAGCGGCGAAGACAGCTATCTCAAACTTTAAAAATAAATTTATTGAAGTTGGTAAAAATATCATTGATGGTGTGGCACAAGGTATCAGAAATGGAATCGGAAGGATAACATCTGCTGCAAGAGATGCTGCCAATAAAGCCTTAAGTGCAGCTAAAAGTGCATTGGGTATACACTCACCATCAAAAGTTTTTGCAAATGAAGTTGGTAAATGGATCCCAGCAGGTATGGCAGATGGCATCACGGGAAACCTAAAAGTTGTAAAAAATGCAATGAACGACATGACTGAATTAGGGCAAAACGATTTAAATAATGAGTTAGACTACAAAATTAAAACAGATTCTTTTTTAAACTCTGAAAGCTTAAAAACTAATGAAGAAGAATTAAACAAGGATAAATTTATAAATTTAAACTTAAGTATTGGTGGTCAAAACTTCAAGGCACTTGTAGACAGAATTAGCCTTGAACAAGATAAAGATATAGAACTTAAGTTGGCATACTAAGAGGTGATAAAATGAGAGAATTAAGTCATTGTGCTTTAACCTTTGACGGACACTTACTTGACGAAGAAATTGAATCTTTTATGACTGTGAATGTTGAAGGCAGACAACTTTTATCACGTAAACTTGAAACTGTAAATGTCCCTGGTAGAGATGGAGATATTATAATTGGTGGCACTTATCCACCAAGAGAGATCGCAGTTCACTTCATGATTTCAGACTATCGTAATGCTTATTTTTTACAAAAGATTAGAAGATTAAATGAAATCTTATACACAGATAATGAAGTAGCATTTAAGTTTGATGATGAAGATGGATATAGAATAGGACGACTTTCAGGCATAGAAGACCCAGATTATGATTCTAATTTAGGATTTGGTAAATTTACAATTCACTGTGCAGATCCTTTTATGTATGGTCAGCTAAGAAAAACTAATGCTAAAATTGACGAGTTAAAGCTTAAGAAATACCCAGTAAAAATTGAAGAAATTAAAATCACTACACCAGCTACTAATAAACTTGTAATAACTAACAAAAATACTGGTAAGAAGATTATCTTAAATGGAAGCTTCGCTGCTGGAGATGAACTTATAATCACCAAGGATAAAATCACAGTCAATGGTCAAAACAGAATGTACTGGCTTGACTTTGTTAACAGCGATTACCAAAACTTCGAGCTTTATAGTGAAGATGAGGTCCTTGTTTCGCCAAGTACAAACTTTGAAGTGTCTTACAGAGAGAGGTCAATATGAAAGGGATATATTTATTCGATAATAAACAAAATTTAATAAAATCTATTTCGGCTGATCTTCTCACAGAAAATTTTCAAGAGCAAGAACTTGGTGGTCAAATAACTGGAAGTACAAGTTTTCCATATAAAGACTTTGACGAAGATGCTGAATACTTTGGAGTTAAAGAAGATAATAACTTCTGGTTATATAAAATTAGAAAGAAAACAAAAGAGAGTGGATACATCACAATTGATGGTATCCACATTTTTTTTGACGAGTTAAAGGGTGCAGTAGTAAGGGACATTAGAAATCAAAACACATCTGGTAATTTAGTTGTTGAAAAAATAATTTCTGGAACTGGTTGGGAATTAAAATCCAATATCACAGAAAGAATTGCTTCTAAGAATTACTATTATGAATCTGCATTAGCTGCTTTTTACGATGCAGTTAAAACCTGGAACTTTGAATTTGTGCCTGAAATACTTTTTAAAGATGGAAAAATTATATCTAAGAAAATAAGTATTTATGATGAGATTTCAAAGGACTATGGTAAGTGGTATGAGTACGGAGATAAATTAATATCTGTAGTTGCAGAGTCTTCCACAGATGAACTTTACACAGCCTTTATTGGTAGGGGAAAAGGAATCGCCACAGAAGATGAAAATGGAGAAAAAACTGGTGGTTACAGTCGAAAGATAAAGTTTGATGAAATTGAATACACCAATGAAAAAGACGGAATAAAAGTTGTTAAACCTAAAGGAACTGACTTTATAGAAATCAAGGAAGCAACTAAGCTTTATGGTTATCCAGATGGCACTCCACGAATCGGAGTTGTCGATTTTGACAATATTGAGGATCCAAAACTTTTAGCAGATGCAACTTTTGAATATGCCATAAAAAACACTAGACCGAAATTACAACTAAAAGCAAAAGCACTTGAGACAGAAAGCATCGAACTTGGAGAAACTGTTGCAATAATAAGACCTGACATGAATATAAGATACAAGGTAAGGGTTTTTAAAATTCAAAAAGATTTTCTGAAAGACAAAGTTGTATCTTTTGAGTTTGGGGATAAGATTGTTAGATCTGCAGGGGAAAGATTAAAATCTGAACTCTATGAGAAACGAAGAAGAGAAGAAGAGATTGACTCCTATATTGACTCACTGAGAGATGAGATAAACTCATCTTATTTTAATGATGCGGCTTATAATTATGATTTAAAAATTGGCAATAAATATAATTTACCAGCAGGATATTATTCCTTTGACAGACCTATTGATAAGGACCCAACAAAAGTAATTTATATGGGAGCAGGTAAGATGCTTGTAGCAGATAAAAAGAATCCTGACGGCTCTTGGAAATGGGGAACAATGGCAACTGGAGAGGGGGTTGTAGCAGAGTCAATTGTCGGCACTCTTGGAGAATTTGCTAAGGTCAACGCTTATCAAATAAATGTAAATGATGAATTTGCAGATACTGCACTTGGTAAAAAAGTTGTAGTACAAGGTCAACTGTACAACAATGTAAAAATAACAGGCACAAAGGGCGTGCAAGTCCTTGATAATCAAAATCGTGAAAGAGTTCAACTTGGAAACTGGTCGTCTGGTAGATATGGGCTAAGACTTACTGATGCATCAGGTAATAGGACAATCCTTGATGACAATGGAATTTTACAGTCATGGCAAGATGGAAGATGTGATAATGTTGACGATAAAAATCCTTTGAAGTTACACATTTACATTCCAAAAGAAACTCAAAGAATTTACAAGGCAGCACTAAGAATTTACACGGAAGGCTTCAGAGCTTACTCCAAAGCTACAGAGTGGAAGGGAACACAATCCACATCAACAGATTCTGGTGGCGGAGATTACACTTCTACTGATGGTGGTGGCGGAGATTACACCTCTACTGAATATGACGGAGGAAAAGTTGAAACCAGTCACGGGGCATCAAATGTCCAAGGTGGAATGGTAACGGTTAATGTTCAAGGTGGTGGAGGTGGAAGTGTAAGCTTTTATCAAACTCAGTATCATGAGCATGAAGTTGAATTTCCAAATCACAACCACCAAGTACGAATACCAAGCCACACCCATGACGTAAGAATTAGAAGCCATACTCATGATGTAGATATACCAGGACACCAACATGATATAGTTTTTGGGATTTATCAAGAATATGCAAGTAATGTAAGAACAGAAATTTATATAAATGGTAGTGACCGAACAGCAGCCATTTCTGGAAATGGTTATGTCTACGGAAATAATGATGAAATGAATTTGACTAGCTACTTAAAAAATGGTTGGAATGAAATTGAAGTTAGGTCAAATAATAGATGCCGTGTAGATGCAACAATATTTATACAAGCCTTATTGAATTATGGAGGATATTAATGGAAAAACAAGAAATTACAGTAACAGAACTTAAAGAAAACGGTGCAGTTATTGAAGAAAAAATTGTCTATGAAAAAAATGTAGACCAGTTAAAAAACGAAGTAAGAGATTTGGAATACAGGAAGAAAAGTCTCTATGAACAAATGATAGCAATGAGAAAGACTTATAAAGGCTATGAAGAAAAGCAAAAAGCACTTAAAGATGTAATTGCAAAGCTAGAACCTAATAAGGAAGCACCAGGAACTGTAGATGACATTTTTGAAAATCTATAAAAGGAGCAAATATGGTTAACAATGAAATAATTAAATTAAAGTTTGATAACTCTTTCAATGGTCGACTCTTTGCAGTACAAGGCGACACGGGAAGAGTTTTTAATTTGCAAGTATTTGACGACTACAACAAGCCAGTTGATGTAACTGGCATGAAACTAAGAATGTATGTAGCAAACTCCAAAGAAGTATCTTACTCTGAGGGGGAAATTGTTGAAGCCGCTGAAGGTAAAGTAAAAGTACAAGTTTATAATTCACAGCTTAAATACCCTGGAAAACAAAAAGCTCAGTTCGTATTGACTGATAAAGACGGGCAAAAGATAGGGTCTAAAATATTTGATTTGTGGGTAGAGGAAGGGCTTGAAACAGGGTCAACAGTTGGGAACAATATTTATGTAGACTTTGATAAAATTAATCAAATTTTAGATTTAATCAAAAATTATGATAAAACCCTCGAAGAAGCAAAAAAAGTAGATTCATCTTTAAAACTTGAAATAAAAGAAGGAACTGATGCAAGAAATAACCTTGCTGACTGTAAGAAGAAAGCCCTAGAAATTAAAGGACAACTTGATACATCAAAAGTTGATGCTCAAAATGTTTTAAAAGAATTTACATCCGCCAAAAATACTTTAATTGATGAAAATAAAAAAGCTAGTTCGAATTTAACAAGTTTAGATGCAAAAATAGCAGAAGGGAAACAAACTGTAACTAATCTTGAAGGTAAAACATCTGCTGCAAAAGCAACAGATGCAATTTTAAAAGCCACTGATACTGAGGCAAAAAATACCGAAAGTCTTATAAGAGACTTGATGAGTCAACTAGGTAAAACTGAAAATGAAGTAAAACAAATAATAGCCGCAGGAGACTTGTCTAAGTATGTGACGGATCCGAAACTACAAGAAGCCTTAAAATCCTATGCCACTAAGGAAGATTTATCAAAAATAGATGTTAAAAGCCAACTGGTGGACTATGCAAAGAAAACAGAAATTCCCACAAAGTTATCACAATTGAATAATGACAAAACTTTTAAAACTGAAACTGAAATTCTTCAGTTAATAAACAATGTTAAAAAGTTAAAAAAAGAAGTTGTTACTTCTTTACCTACTACTGGAAAAGAAGATGTTATCTATCTTTTAAAAAATAAAAATGACACTAATAATTATTACACTGAGTATATGTGGATTAGTGGAAAATGGGAAATTATTGGAGATACAAAAGTTGATTTATCTGGATATGCAAAGAAAACAGAAGTAGTAACTTCCGTCAATGGCAAAAAGGGCGATATGATGGTGGACTTTTTTGTCGGAGATGACACAAGGAACCAAAGTTACGCACCTAAAGATTATTTAGAGCGTGGAGCAAGATATAAAAGTTTTACAAACTCACAGTTTGAGTTTAAGCGTTGTACTACTGTTGGAGTTGACCGTTTAATCACTCAAGATTATTGTATTGTTAATACTCAAGTTCCTTGGGCAGATAAGTCTGGTGGTTTACCTATGCAAATTGCTTATGGTAAAGGAGTAATGGCTACAAGAACTGCTAAAGATGAAAACACTTGGGGCGAGTGGCAAAAAGTATCTACATCTAATGACTTATCAGGTTATGCAAAAACTACAGATCTCCCTACTAAACTATCCCAATTATCAGAAGATGAAAATCATAGAACAGTAACCGATTCTGAAAAATCCAAATGGAATAAAAAGTTTGAGTTGCCACAAGGAAAAGAAAATCAAGTATTGACTAAAACAACTAATGGAGCTGAATTTAAAAACATTTCATCTTCAAGGTCTGCAACTTTTGTAATAGCAAATTATGATTCTTCTGAAAATTCAAAATCAGGAGCCGATTATGTAATTCAAGAAAATGAAAGTCCTTGTGATGTTATTAATGGATTTATTGAAAAATTACCTAATTATGGTGGGAAAATTCAACTTACTGAGGGGAATTTTATAGAAAAAAATGATAAATCCATTAATTTAAATAAAGATAATATCACTCTTTCAGGTAATGGACAATCTACAAATTTAAAAAGAACTATCGAAAATGCAAAAATTGAATTTATAAGAATTGTTAATTCTAATATTATTTTAGAAGATTTGCAAAGCAATTCAAAATATGAAAACGCAGTTTGGTTTTCAGAAAATGCAAACAAATGTAAAATGATTAATATTGTAGGAACTTCAAGTACGCGTGTGTTTTCCATTAACGGTTCAAATCACCAACTTTCAAATTGTACAGGAACTTCAACTAATGGTAAGGCGTTTAATATTGATGGTTCAAATCATTCATTATCAAATTGTACAGGAACTTCAACCGATGGCGTTGTATTTAATATTAGCGGTTCAAATCACCAACTTTCAAATTGTACAGGAACTTCAACCGATGACGGTGCATTTAGTATTAATGGTTCTGGAATTAGTTTGGTAAGTTGCATTGGAGAAAATAATCCTAAACAAACTGTTCCATGTTTTTATATTAATGGAACAAATAACCAACTTTCAAACTGTATAGGAACTTCAACTATTGCCCACTCATTTTATATTGGTGGTTCAAACCATTCTTTATTAAACTGTTTGGGAATTACTGATAGCACCTTTGCACTCGCTATCGATGGTTCTGGTATAAGTTTAGTAGGATGTATTGGAAAAAGTAAAAATCCTAATAAACACAGTATTTTCTTTAGTTCTAATTCAAGATTGTGTGTTGGTTTAGCTAATAGATATTATAATAGCGGACTTAGTAATAAAGGAACAAATAATGTTTTAGCGAATAATATAAAATTGGAGGTCTGATAAATGGAAATAAATATTAATCAATTAATAGAAGCGTATGGACGTATAGGACATATCAGTCACTATCACGTCTTTATAATAGCTGTAGTTTTAGATATAATTTCAGGATATATAAAAGCTGGAGTAACAAAAGATTTAGATAGCAAAGTAGGATTAAAGGGGATTCTAAAACACCTTTCCGTTATCGGATTGGTGTTTTTAGTTTGCCCTTATTTATGGCTTATGGGATATGAAGGAATAGCGATATTTTTAATTTACTCAATAACAATCACTTATGCAATTTCTATAGTAGAAAATTATGATGTAATCGCACCTGGAACTTTACCGAAGTCAATCGGACAATTTTTTAGAAGAACAAAAGATGATATTGACAAAATAGATATTAGAGATTTAAAAGGGATTGATAAAGAATGAAATTTTTATTTAGACCAATAAAAAGAAATATTTATTCAAGAAGAGGAAATTCAATAAAATATTTAGTTATCCACGATACAGGAAATTCAAATAAAGGAGCTGGAGCTCTTGCTCATCGAAATTATGTAGAAAATAATACAAGAGGGGCAAGTGCTCATTATTTTGTAGATGATAAAGTTATAGTTCAATATGTAGGAGATTCAAAGTCTGCTGGTTCAGTTGGAGATGGAAAAGGAAAATATGGAATCACAAATACAAATTCATTAAGTATTGAAATGTGTATTAATTCTGATGCTGATTATGCTAAAACGTATAAAAATACAGTTGAGTTAACTAAAAACTTAATGAAGAAATTTAATATCCCAATTGATAGAGTTGTCCGCCATTATGATGCTTCAAGAAAATCTTGCCCAAATCACATGAGGCAAAACAACTGGAGCAAATGGTGGAAGTTTAAGGAAGATATTCAAAAGCCAATAGAATGGAAAATTGATTTATCCAAAGATTGTGTTTTTGGAAGTGAGGTAAAAGTGCAAGAAAAAGACTACTTTACAACAAACGGCTTAAAAGTTATAAAAACCACAGCCGACAAAATTTATATACAGCAATTAGGAGGAAAAACTTTAAGAGAGGTTGGTGCCTATGGCATCAACGGTACATTTTTTGATACAAAAAATCCCGAATTAGCATCTTCTACTTGGGGAATTGCGATTAATAAAAGTAAACCTATTGGCCCAAATTCCGACAAAAATCATTGGGATAAATCCATTAAAAGAGCAACTATAATTTATGGAGAAGGAAAACTAACCGTTGAAAGAATAAATAATATTTCAGAAGTTAAAAGAAAAGTTGATTGGGCGATAGGAGGCGTTGGACTTTATCCTTCTTATGATGTTAAAACTGAACAAGTTCCACCAGATATTTTAAGATATACAAATCATACTGGAATTGCTTTCAAAAATAATATTATTTATCTTATAGTTTCTGAGCCATGTTCCATGTATTCTTTTAAAGAAAAGATTTTAAAATTAAATGTTGATGGAGCAATCGCCCTCGATGGCGGAAGCTCAACTCAAATGTTTTACAAAAACAATTTTGGAATCCACACTGCAAGAAAGTTAAACAACATCATAGGAGTAAGGCTTTGAAAATATCCATAAAATATAAACCGAGATGTGACGAAAGACCTTGGCTCTTAGTTAGAGAGGGCGGGGAATATTCCCAGCATGCACATCTTAAAAGCAAAAGCGACTGTATAAAAGTTAGGCATTTAATTGATATAAATAAATATCCTTATAACAAAGACTTTAAGATTGCTATGCAAAGATTGCTCACGGAGGAAGAGTTTAAAAGTCTTGATAAAAAGCAAAGATATTATAACTCTAACCGAGGGATAAGATAAAATAAGTAATTTTAGCTATTTTAAGGCATACATTTATATTAATTAAAAATAAAAACGCTTATATGGGCAATCTGAGAGCTTGTCCTTGTAAACGTGTAAAATGCAGTATTTGAGAGATGGGAGGTGGTGAAAAAATGAAAAAAGAAGATTTAATTAGAAAATTGGGTTCAAGAAAATTTTGGGCTTGCATAACAGCAGTAATAATTGCACTTGTTGCATTTTTTAATGCAGATCCCGAGACTACAGAAAGAATTGTGGCACTAGTATCAGCAGTTGGAGTGTTATGTATCTACATGCTTTCAGAGGGCATGGCAGATAGTAAATCTGAAGATGTGACAAATTATATTGAAACAAAAGATTTTAAAGAAGAGTAAAAATTTTTAAGCCTGAAGAATTATTTCTCCAGGCTTATTTTTTTATGTATAATTATAGATAAGGTCAGATTATTAGAGATTCATTTTACATTATTGTTTATTAATTCTAGATTGAAATTTTGTATCCACTTTTATAGTCCACTCGATTATTTAAAAGTGCCTGTGATGCAGCTATTGCTATGGTTAAAAGAAATATATTCTTGGGTTCAAGTCCCACCTTTAGCACCATTTTATTTTATCGTGTATTA